CATATTGATTTGCTAAGTGACTTGCTGGGTGTGCCTCTGATACTTTAGATAACACTTCTTTCCAACCATTATCAGTATGACTATCAACATGACCGCCTACACTAGATACGATATTTAGTGTTGTAGGTGGTAATAGTTTGATATGTTTCTTCTTGATAAACTCTTCCATTTCAGAGATAGACATCAAGTCTGTGTATTCTTTTTTAGTTCTCTTATTATAAAATCTATACGTTGGCATTTATTCCCTCACTATACCATTGTGGAATACTTGTTTTCCACGTAGCAAAATCCTTCTTGTATTTAATATAGTAATCTCTATAAGCGATAATACTATCTTCATTCTTTACATCATCAGGCATTGCTTGTGTCGGTTGATTAAAAGGAATATTTAGGGGAATATTTTTAGGGGGATTTTTAAGTAAATCTTTTAACAATGTATATGACTTATGATCTTTACCATATCTTAATTTAAATTCATCATGTAGGTGTGACCACATCTGATATAACCAGTTGTAGTTGTAGGCATTGTTTCGTACCCATACTGCACTCGGGTGATTGTTATGACACGCTTTATAGATGATTGCTTCTTCATTTTTATTTTCTAATCTATATCTCTTAATGTTTCTACCTGCCTTGGTTTTACCTTGATACATAACACCGTCAAGCATTCTGTGGGCAGTTGACATGAGTTGAGCATACTCGATAAGCATTTTTACAACGTGCTTATCTAGGTGCTGTTCGGCACAAACTTTAGGGTCTTTATGTAGATAAAATATGTTCATTAACTATAACTCGCTTTCACAACAAATAATAATGCTAATATAAAACATATAACTAATATGTGATTACCTAAATTCAAAACACTTTTACCAACTGTATTAGGATTTTTAGGGTCAATAAATTTTTTCATACTACTACTATATCACTTCTTTTTAGGTTTGTCAAGCTTTTTCTTTTCATCAGCAGATAGACAAGACTTGAAAAATGAACCTATCGAAGCCTCAGTTTCTTTATTCTTATCTTTTTTATTTTGTTTTTCTAGCTTATCAACCATCTTTTGAAAGTCTTTAGCGTCTTTATCAGTTACCGTCATTCATTAATGTATCACTTTCCTCATAACATATTCTAGCATTTTATACTCTCTTGCTAAATCTATTAGTTTATGATACCACAATGCCTTGAAGTCATCACTTTGAGCATTAGCACACGCCTTAGCGAGATTATCTATCTTCTTATACTTCTTTTTTATATCATCTAATTGCATATTCACTCCTTATCTTTGTTAAAATACTTTTTACTTTTGAGAAATAATGTTTATCACTAGCATAAGCGTCAAGCGTTTCTACTAAAATATATGGATCATTTTCACCGTTATTCATAAGTTCTCTATACTTCTCATATGCACCACCATTGTTTAATACTTGCATATAATTTAAAACACTATCACATTCATGCGAGTAAACTTTAACACCCCATTTTTTAGGATTATTAGAAGGCAACATATGTGGTTCTTTTAGATCATATGTTCTAATACCGAATAGATTTTTACCTACTCTAGCAAATCTACTATTACCCCAACCAGACTCTAACGCTGCCTGAGCAATTAATAATTCTAAATTTACAGGATAAACATCTGTGGTATTATGTTCAATATAATTAACACATTGTACAACATTGTCTATAAATTGTTGATTATTAGTGTGTTCAAAATTAGGCAGTTTAGGTATATTTTCTTCTGCCCTAGCATTACCTTGTTCAGTATAATAATAAAAAGTTGTAGCACAAAATAATACTACAAACACAAACATTAATGTTCTAATCATTGTTTTAAAGTTTGCCATCTTTAACTACCTTTCTAATATCTTTTAAAGTTTTACTTTTATCTATGTCAACAACATACCATTTAAATCTAACCATGTGTTCGTTAGAAGGACCGACTAGATCAATTTCATTTTTCATTCTAAAAGTTAATAAACCCTTTAGATATAATTGTACGATATTATCAAAATTCTTTTCGGTACTTGTTTTAGGTATTACAGGTGTCTGAAATTGACCTTTACCTTTTACTAATAATTTTAGTAAGTCTTTTTGTTTAGCATTTAGTTTCATAATATATTTATTGTCCTTTTTCGTTTAGTCTTTGTATTGATTTTTGTGCTTCGTTTAATTCTTTTTTTTCTTTCTTAAATGTATTTACTAGATAGTTGAATATGACTAAAATCGATATGATTAAAGTCATAGAACCGATAGCAAACATAAGTCCGTGTGTTAGATCAAACATTATTGAGTCTTTAATTTATAGTTGTTAATAATTTTATTAATAGCATTCTTCATATTAATATCAATCATCTTCGTAAGGGTACTATCAACTTCAATTTCTTCTTTGATCTTTTTGTTGATCTTACTAATTTGACTATAAGCAATGTTTCTAACTATAGCAAGTGACATATTATTCATAATGTTTTCCTTTGTTTTGTTGTTCATATACTACTTAGCTTATAGGAAAACGAGCTAAAAGTCAAGCATTATTTACATAAAAAAACCCTTATAAATCAATACTTTTTGAAATATAAGGGTTTCTAAATGAGAACAAAACGTGAACAAAGATTAGTTTTTCATAAAATTATCATTCCAGTTAAATGCTTCTTTAACTAGATTCGCTGTAAAACCTTTGTACTTATTATTTACTTTTTTATTCACAACTGCGATTAAGAATTCTGCTTCTTCAGCAGATAATCCCTCTAGCATTTGAACAAAGGTTGTTTCCCTTTTGTTTTGTGATATAGCATTGTCACCGCCTTCTATAAAAAGATATAGTCTTTTTGCTTCTTGACTTAATATAGTGTGATCTGTACCTAATGGAGCGTCATTAGGTGTATATGGCACATCACCTTTAGGTAATAACCATTTTATATCTGGATGAAATGCACCTTTTAAAACCTGTCTTAAAGGTACTGAATCGTGATCTTTTAATACTTTTAATTTTCTAGGTTTATCTTTTGCATTATTAACTTTTGTAGCGATCTCACTCATCAAAGGTGGTATTGCTCTGCCTACATCTTGTAGTGCTTGCATACCTCTTTTACTTGCCAATGCTGGGTGTGATACAGGTTGTTGCTGTAATTGTTCGTTTTGTGCTTGCGTTTGTTGTTTTACCATGTCTGGATTTGCAATTGTTCCATCTGGATTTCTTCTAATTATAACCATTTTTTTCTCCTTAACAGTTCTTTTGAAGTCTAAAATTCATCAATGACTTCAATTAAAGTTTTAAGTTTTTTGTTAATAAAATAACCTAGAATTTTATCTCTAGTTGCTACTTCAAAATTTTCAAACTCACGATTTATCTTGTCTTCTAATTCTTTAGGAACACAATTTAAATCTATTAATGTTTTATTTCTTTCATAATTTTTTTGTTCTTCATCACTAAAGGTAGGTACGATCTCATTGCACCATGCCTCTATCTTCTTTCTACTCAAAGGTCTTTGTCTTCTACCCTCGATAAAAACATTGTCGTCTGATAGTACGTTTGGTATGCCATCGCTTCTATCACCTTTTAGTATATGTTCTCTAATATATAGACTTGGATTTTCACCTTCACCTACAAACTTGTTAAGCACAGGATTGTATTGTCTTATTCTTGCATTATGTAATTGTATAAAGTCTTTATCACCACTTAGTATTAGTATCTTTTCTTTTACTCGTCTTGTTAGAACAGCAATGATATCGTCTGCCTCTGCTGTTTCTAATTCTATCACCTTGTAAGGTAAGAATTCTTTAATCTCGTTTTTAACTTTAGATAGTAAATCAAATATCATTGTCCAGTCATGTTCAGACTTCTCTCTACTTGCTTTTCTACCTGCCTTGTAGTTAGGAAATGCTTTTCTTCGCCATACATTACCACTATCACAAGCGATGACCATTTCGCCATATTCTTTTCTAAACTTCTTATTATGGCCTCTTAAACTATTTAGTACCATGTGGCGCACTAGATCCTCACTTAACTCTAGGCTATCTCTATTGATCGTAACCATAAGGTTTGAGATCATTATCTGGTTTATATCAACAATAATCATGCTACATACGCCTTTAATATGCCTGTAAATAGTAAAGTTGCTAAAGCACCATTCAACATTATTAATGCTCTGTCATGCCATAGTATTCCTACCCACAACCAACCTATTGTTCCTACAAAACTAAAATATAAATCAAACATATGAAACCCACCAGCTGCCCTAAAGCAAACTGCTGTAAGTATCAATACACTTGATACCCATTTTACATACCAAGATAAATCATATTTAGGAGTGATCTTCTTAAACACTCTTGTTGATTTTAGGTCTTTAATTTTGTCGTCTAATTTTTTGTATTCCATAATATAATTATATCACTTTATTTGCTATTTGTCAACCTTTGGTTTACTTATGAATATCTTACCATAATCCATATCAGTAACCTGTTTGCCGTCAGGTAAGGTAGTTATTTTAGCAAGAGCATCGGTAATGGCTTGCAT